TGTTTGGCGGCCATTAGCGCCGACAGCGCGAATTCGCCGGCGTAGTGCATGGATAGCATGCTGGCGTGCATCCACGGGATGCCGCGGCGTTGCTCGGGCCGGGTGTTGATAAAGCGATGTAGCACGGCTGAGGCGTCGACGCGCTGAGCGCTGCGGTTGCTGTTGTGCAGCGAGCCGGTGGTGTAGTGATAGGCGACCGGCTTGCCGTGGGCGTTGACTTCGACGCCAGCGACAATGGCGTTTTGACCCTGCCCGGCCAGGCGGTTGTGCCAGGTGGCGAGGCGATCAACGTCGATGATGCGCAGGGCGTAGTTGTATTTGTTGCCGGATTCCGGGCCGATTATCGGCAGGACGAGGCATTCTCCATCGCGGGCGGTGCCACGGGCGATGGTCTGGCAGATTTCGGCGAAAGAGTAGCCGCCGGAGACTTCGCAGACTTCGCGTTGCGACCAGTCGGACCAGGCGTTTTGAATGGCGACGCGGGCGCCATCATCCGGGGCGCCGGGCGCGTTGTCGACTAGCGAGACGAGGCGCGGCGCATCGGGGCCGATGAGGTTGGTTTCGACGATGTCTAGGTAGTTGCGAGCGAAGTCGTTGTTGTTTTCCAGCGCGCGCGAGCGGTTGCGCAGGGCGTCGAGGTCGTTGCGGATCTCGTCGTTTATTTTTTCCTGCGTTACTTGCCAGCTCGAGGTCAGGCGATTGAGTTGGGCGGCAGCAAAGCCACGCGCTTGCGCGGGCTGGCGAAAGGCTTTTACGGCCTGCGTGATGCGTTGGACGATGCCCATTAAAACCTCAGATAGATGCGACCGGAGCGGCCGCCGCCGTTGCTGCCGGATTGCGCGCGGACCTCCTGGCGATAGCGGTCACGCAGCTTGAGCAGATCCGGGATGGGGATGGTTTTCAGGCGGCGCCCGGCAATTTCGTATTCAGCGACGCCGATGTCGCGCGCTTCGATCCACGCTTCGAGCGCGGCCAGGGTGCGCTGGGCATGGGAGCGGGCGTCGAGCCCGCCGGGGCTGGTGCCGGCGTAGTCGGGCAGGATGTCGAGCAGGCCGCTGCCGACGCTGTAGGATTCGCTGCCATTGCTGACCCGCTCGTGGTAGGCGTAGTTGCCAGCGCCCCAGGTGGCGGTGATGGCGGCGGCGACGGTGGATTGGTGCAGGTCACCGGCGGCGGCGGAGACGATGGTGATTTTGGCGCCGGCTTTGACCAGTGTGGTGGTGATGTCCCAGCCGGCGGAGGCCGGGTAGTCGGCTAAATTGCGCGACCAGGTGACGGTATCGCCGGCGCGCACGCTTGCCGGGATGGAGGTGGGTACGGTAGTGGCCATGCCACCTTTTACGCGCCGGGCGCGAAACGTTTAAGGCATGGGAGTTCGCGCGATGATTTGCTGCACGCGGCGGGGCGACAGGCCAGTGCATTCGGAGATTTCGCGCGGGGTTTGGCCTTTGCGCAATCCTGCCCAGACGGCAGCATGACGCTCTTGCACTTCCATGGCGAGGGCGCTGGCGATGTAGTGGCGGTCGCCACCATGTTCGACCCGCAGCTTGCGCTCGAGGGACTTGAATTGTTCGCGCGGGATGTTGGTTTCGGCGGCGATCAGATCTAGGACGAAGGCGAGGAAATCCACGGGGCTACCATCCGATGTTGGGTTTTGGGAATGCGGGGTGAGTTGGGCGCTGGCGCGGGTGGGCGGGCGCCGCTGGTTTTTGTGGGGGTTCTGGGATGTGCGTGACGGTTTGCGGTTGGGCGAAGAGATCGCCAACTGCTGGCTGCACCTTTGCCGCCAGGTCGTCCCAGAATTTGGCGCTCTTCTTGGCCAGCTCGAAATGTGTTTCCAGCCAGACGGCGTATACCGTGCAGTCCCATTTTTCGACGCGCTTGCGGGTGGCTGTCCAGGATGACTCCTCGCTCCCGCGCTGACTGCGGCGGGTGGTGCGCGCCTCGCCAGTGAATTGCTTGAACCATTCGTCGCTCAGCTCATCGCTGAAATGGATATAGCCAGGGCCGGGGCGGGTGATCTGCAGGCGTCCATAGATCAAGTCTTTGGCGTGGTTGGTGCCCACCCACCACAAAATCAGGCCATTTTTACGCAGTCGACCGCGCCAGTCGATATCGACTTTTGTCGTGCCATCCTTGATATGCTTTTCACGGCCGGAGCGACCGGCGATGGCGAATACCTTTTTACGGGCATGCTTGGCTGCCCAGTTGTAGACGGCGTGGGTATTGTGGCCACGGCTATCTATAGCGGCGCCGGAAATGCGCAGGGTAGTGCCGGCGGCATGGGGGAATTCTGTTTCAAAGAGGAATTCCTCGAGGTCTTCCCATACCTCATCTTCGTCAGGGTTGCCAAAAAATACACGGTCGGCAATAGTCCATTTTTCACAGCCTTTACCATAGCCCCAGACTTGGCACTCAAGCCGGTTGGGCTGGGTATCAATGCCGGCGAGCAGCAGCAGCGTGCCCATGGGGCAGCGCTCCAGGGGAAAGGGTTCGGCGCGTGCCCGGAGTTCGTTTTCATCGGACTTTTCAAACGCTTCGGACCAGTATTCGCCCAGAGTGGTATTGGTGAAGGTCTGTAATTTTTCCTTTTTCCCTTCGCCCGATTCACGCACGGCGCCGAGGAATTCACGGACGATATTTTCCCATGATACGTTGGGGCTGTAGGCGCTCCAGGCGTGGAATGCAACATGGCGCGGGGCGCGGATGATTTCACCTTGGGGGTTTCTGAAAACGCCGGCAAGATCGAGGGTGGTTCCGTCTTCGGCTTGGTAGCGGCCTGTGTGAGCTGCTGAAATTTTCAGGTAAGCGGCCTGATCGATCAGCGCGCCGCAGTGTTGGCAGAGATGGCGGACCGTTTCCGGGTCATCATCGGTCCACTTGAGGCCGTGCGGCTCGTCTTTTCCGCCCCAGGTTAGCGGGTGGAATTCGCCACATTCCGGGCAGGGAATGTGGGGCTGCAGGAATATTTCTGCATCGCGCTCGCGTTTTTCAATGTTTGAAAAGCCTTTGAGCTTTGGGGTGCTGCCGAAAACCATCTTTGGGAAGGTGGCGCCTTCGACGCGCTTGGCAGCCAGACCACCGGCATCACCCTCTTTTTCGATGTTGCTGTCGAAGGCGTCGTATTCGTCCAGGTAGGCCACATCGGCGGAGATGCGGCGGTAGTTTTTGGCGGCTTTTCCGCCTTTGAGGTGGAGGATAGAGCCGAGAAACTTTTTGGCCTGCAGCGTGTTGTCTTTGTTTCTGGCCAGGTGCGCCGTAAATACTTCCTGCATGCACTTCACGTCGCGAAGCATCGGCTCCAGTTCGGTCTTGACGAACTCGTCTCGGTCGTCATCGGTCGGCTGCCACATGACCTGGTTGCGGCGCTTGTGCTTGGCATTGTAGGCCATCGCTGCCGTGATGATTTTGGTGTACCCAGTACGGGCGGACTTGCGCCAGTCAATTTCGTAAATATCATCATTTGAAATGCAGCACATGATAGGTTTTTGAAACCACCACGGATTCCATTTCTGCTCAACGTAGGAGGATTCTGCGGAAAGATAGAAATGTTCGCAGGCCCACTCGTCAAGCGACATCGGCTCGGGAACGCCGAACGACCCCAAGCCGCGCTCAATGTGCTTGGTGAGCGCGGGGATGGAAAAGCGGGTGGGCTCGGACAGGTCCATTTTCAGGCGTCAATGGTTGATTCGGGTTGGTCCGACTCGGGATCTGCGTCGTCAAGATCGGCCAGTGAGATGCTGGCCACAATATTTCGGGTATCCGGATTTTCCGGTGGACGACGGATTTTCATGCTGCACCGCGCAATGCTGATTGGATGTCATGCTGTGTACTCCATTTCGGCCAGCTCGCAGAAGAAAGAGCACGACGGCAGCGCCTCGTTTCGGCGTGCCGGGCCGGGAGGAATCTGGCGTAGGCTGTACCGCTCGCCGGTCTTCCGGTTGCGGAACAGGTAGGCACCTTCCCCAATCTCGTCCTGCACCGCCGCCAGTTCCTCGAACTCGTCCGGGAAGTCCTCGCGGATCGCCCGCCAATAGCCCTCACCGCCCTTCACGCAGCCGATGCAGTTCGCGTTGTCGTATCCTAGGCGGTACATCAGCGGCAACGCAATCCCGGCGCGCTGCACCATCGCTTTGCAATCCTCCTTGCCCAGGCCGGCGTCGATCAGCGGCGCCAGAACCGGCCGGTCCGGGTTGCGCTCGCGGAAGTCCTCCAGCCGGTCGGCCTCCTCGATGGTGTAACCAAAAACCATCACGTCTCCGGGCTGCTTCCATGCATCCAACAGCTTCCGCTTTAGTTCGCGGGAGCACGGTGCACCGCTCATGCCTTTCATGTACTGCTTGCGCCGGAACACCTGCACAATGTCTGCGCTGTACTTCTCGTCTCGCAGCACCGTCACCGGTCGCCCGAACCACCGCTCGCAGTCGGCGAGAAATCGCCGGTTGTCGGGGTGCTCGTTCCGTAGGTAGGCGTTGATGATTTCGCAGCGGTCGCCGTGCTGGGCGAGCGCGAGTTTCGTCGCCACCGCCGAGGCAGCGCCGCATGAAAACTGGCAGACAATACGGGGATTTTTTTGGTCTACTTGTTGCATCGCATCACGCTCCGTCCACCGGAAAATCCGGATACCCGTGCTTGGTGAGCGCGGGGATGGAAAAGCGGGTGGGCTCGGACAGGTCCATTTTCAGGCGTCAATGGTTGATTCGGGTTGGTCCGACTCGGGATCTGCGTCGTCAAGATCGGCCAGTGAGATGCTGGCCACAATATTTCTCGCCCGCGCTATCTCACTGGCGATCTCGTCAATGACATCAGCGGTCAGCGCTGGGAAGCGGCGGCGGACCATGCCGGGGATGGCGTCGAATATTCCAGCGACTTTTGCTGATGCCTTGGTTAAAACTTCTTCAATCAGGATGACGGGGGCCAGTTCGTTGCGAGTAACTGCGTTTTGCATTTCAATGCGCTCGCGCTGGGCTTTGGCGAGGCCAGCGCGCTCTGTTGCCAGGTCAAGATTTCCAAGAGTTGCACGACCAGCTGCTTGCTCGCGAAGATTCCGTATATAAGCAACCCGGATGTCAGAAAGATCGGCAGCTTTCCAGTCGATCTCAAGCCTATCCATCAACGCGCTTACAGCGGGCTGACTAAGGTCAAGATGCTCTGCAATATCGTTCTGATTCAACAACTTATAACCCCCTTACAAAGTTTTCATGACTAGAGATCAAACGAGGTGCGAATAACCCGTGTGGGAGGGGCTTGGGG